GATGGTGGATCTGACCCAGTATCGCAACACGCTGGCTCAGATGACCATATTGCAGGGCTTCATGGACCCGGCAGCGTTCTGGAAAGAGGTCGACCCGCAAACTGTGCAGGCGTTCATGCAGCAGATGTCTCAGGGTCAGAACAAGCCAGATCCGGCGCAGATCATCGCGCAGGTGGAGGCTGAAAAGATCAAGGCTGACATCGTGATCGCGGCCGCCAAGCAGGAACTGGAACGCCAGAAGGCTGTGTCTGATGCAGATCTGCAGCGTGACAAACTGATCGCCGACAGCCTGCTGAAGGCGGCCGAGATCCAAGCGAAGTATGGCGCGCAGGTGGACATCGCCTCGATCCGTGGCGAGATCGACAGGCAGCGCACGGAGATCCAAGAGATGTTCAAGACGGCGCAGGCATACGCGCCGCCGGTTGAACCCCCGCCGGCTCCGACTGGTGCGGCCCCGATGATGCCGATGCCTATGATGCCGCCGGGGATGCAGTAAATGGCAACCTTTGAACAAGAAGAACTCTGGCGCGAGGCCAAGGCGTTTGCTGGCAGCGCGGCTCTTAAGGAAGTGCTGCGGCTACTTGAGGAAAAGTTCACGAATGACTGGCGGTTCTCTGATCCAGAGGACAGCCGATCCAGAGATGATGCGTACCACATGGTGCGCGCCATAGCTGCGCTCCGGGATGAACTAACGGCCGTCGCCGTGACCCCGGATGTCGCGCAGTTTAACCGCCGCTTGAAGCGGAAGTGAAATGAGGTAAACTATGTCTGAAGCCGAGCAGTCGCAGTCCAGCGAAATCGGCCTTGCTGATGCTGCACGTAGGATCACAGCAATCTCGGAAGGCCCAACAGCCCAAGCCAGACCTGTGAGACCCGATGGAGCAGATGCCGAAGTCTACGAGACAGAGGCGGCGGCGTATGATGCCGACGAGACGTCACAGTACGAGGGTAGGACGCCGGATGACGGTTCCGAGTACGGTGGTGAGGCAGAAGACGTCGGGGACGACAATGGTGGCAAGGAAAAGCCGCTCGATCTGAACGCGCTAGTAACCGTCAAAATTGACGGCAAGACGATGCAAGTTCCGTTGAGAGAGGCTGTTGAAGGCTACCAGAGGCAGTCCGATTACTCGCGTAACATTGTGGCCATAAAAGAGGAGAAACAGCGGCTAGATTTTGAACGGGCTCACATGAGGCAGGCACTTGATGTGGCAATTCCGCTCCTGCAGTCGCAGGTTGAGGTTGAACCAGATTGGGCGGCAATTCATCGTGAAGACCCGATCAATTATCCTATTCTGAGGGATCAATGGAAAGACCGCCAAGAGCGGCTCAACTCGATGAAGTATGAGCAGGCGCGTCTTTATCAGGCCCAGCAAGAACAGGAAATGGTCGCCAGAAAACGGCTGGTTGAAGAGGGCGGCAAGTATCTTGCTCAAACCTTCAACGAGTGGGAAAACCCTGAGAAGCGTCAAGCTGCGACGAGGGAGCTTCGGACATACGGCGTGAAGCAGGGCTTCACCGACGAAGAACTCGGGCAGGTTTACGATCCTCGTTATGTCGTCATCCTTGAAAAGGCCAGACGATATGACGCTCTGCAAAGCAACCGTCCCAAGCCTGTGAGACAGGAAGGACCGAAGGCGATGCGGGGGGGCGCGAACACCGGCACTCCTATGCGTGGCAACGATATGCAGCGGGTACAACAGCGTCTCAAAGCAAGTGGTCACGTCAACGACGCGGCTGCGTACTTCAGTCTTCTAGACTCACGGAGAAAATAACATGGCAAGCCTTTCAAAAGTTACCACCTATGACGGCCCGAACTCAATCCGGGAAGACTTGAGCAATGTCATATACGACATCTCACCAGTCGATACTCCATTTATAAGCAACATCGGCCGTGACACCTGCGAAAACACCTACTACGAGTGGCAGACGGACGTGCTGGCTTCGGCTGACACTGCCAACGCGGCCATCGAAGGTGCAGACGCCGGCAATGCTGACTTCACGCCGACTGTGCGTGTCGCCAACTACACCCAGATCAGCCGCAAGGTCATCAGCGTCTCGAACACCGACAACAAGGTGAACAACGCCGGCATGACCAACCAGATGGCCTACCAGAAGGCCAAGGCTGCCAAGGAACTGAAGCGCGACATGGAAGCCATCCTCACCAGCAATCAGGCTGGCGTGGCGGGAAACTCCACCTCAACGGCCCGCAAGACCGCTGGCCTTCCGACGTGGCTCATCACGAACTCGCAGGCAAACGCTGCTACCGTTTCTGCGATGTCTGGCGCTGGTGGGAACGGCTATCCGTCAACCGCTTGGACGGGTCTCTCGACCTCGACTGACGTGGCTCTGACCGAGACCATGCTGAAGACTGCCATCCAGCAGGTCTGGACGCAGGGCGGTGACCCGAAGGTGTTCATGGTGAACGCCTACAACAAGACGGTGGCGTCTGGCTTTGCTGGCCTTGCCCAGCAGCGCATGAACTACACCTCCGCGCAGCCGATGAAGATCATCGCCACGGCTGACATCTACCTCGGCGATTTCGGCGAAGTGTCGATCGTGCCGAACCGCTTCAGCCCGGGCAACTTTGCCTTCATTCTGGACCCCGAATACGCCTCTGTGTCGTACCTGCGTCCGTTCCAGACCTTCGATCTCGCCGTCACCGGCGACAGCGCGAAGGCTGAAATGGTCGTCGAGTACGGCCTCCGCATCAAGTCGGAAAAGGCGCACGCCGTGATCGCGAACATCATCGCATCGTGACGTAACAGGGAGCCGGTGACCCCGGCTCCCACCTTATCGGGAAAGACCTATGGCTGATTACGACATCACGCATAACTCGTCTGAAATTATCTCGCATGATAGTCTGACGGGTACGACGCAGAAGATGCACCTGACGACCGACAACAAGTTGGTCCTCGAGACCACCTATGAAGTCGATGCGATCGCAGAGATGGCAAAGGCAGAACGCAATTCGATCGGCCGCACAGAGAGGCTTCCAGACGGCATGGTGAAAGTCGCCTCATTGCCGATGATGATCTATATGGATCTGCGGAAAAAGGGTATTCTCGGCGACAAGATGGCGCTGCGCAAATGGTTGGCGTCTGAAGAGGCGGCCCCGTTCCTAACTAACCGGATCATAAGCTGATGGCGACGATCACAAGTTATGCGACGCTGAAATCGACGATCGCGGATTACCTGAACCGCGCGGATCTCACGTCGCAGATTGAGACGTTTATTCAGTTCGCTGAGGCAGACCTGAACTCTCGGCTGCGCTGCCGTGAGCAGATTGTGCGATCGCGGGCGACGAGCGATGCAGAGTTTGTTGCAGTTCCAAACGACTGGCTTGAGGCCATCAATCTTCACATCGTCGGCGGCAAACAGCCTTTGCGTTACATCACTCTCGACGAGGCTGACATCGTAAACAGCGAGCAGCTGTATACGTCTCCAAACTTTTATTCTCTGATGAACGGGGCGATTGAAATCATACCGGCCCCGGCGGGTGATATAGACATCGAGATGATCTATTACGCAAAGATCGCCTCCCTGTCTGACGTCACAACGACCAACTGGCTCCTCACCAAGTCTCCCGATGTCTATCTTTATGGCGCGCTGACGCACGCAGCACCGTTCTTGATGGATGACCAACGTATGCCTGTCTTCGCGCAGGTATATGCGACCAGACTTCAGGCTCTACAGAATGAGAGTGAGAAGGCGCTTCACAGCGGGTCACCTCTCATCGCACGCACCCGGAGGGTTTATTAATGAGCAAGTCTGATGTCTTTGAGAATGACCTTCTCAAACTGATATTCAACGGGACGACGATTGCGAACCTCGCGAACAATGCAACCTCGTCGCCTCTGACGAACCTGTATGTCTCACTGCACACGGCAGACCCCGGCGAGGCTGGCAACCAGTCCACGAGCGAGGTCAGCACGGCGGTATATGTTGGATACACTCGCGTGGCTGTTGCACGAACCTCTGGCGGCTGGACGGTTACGGCCAACAGCGTGTCACCCGTGGCCAACATTGATTTCCCAGCATGCACTGGCGGCACAGGTGCGACCATCAGTTTCTTTGGCGTCGGGTCTGCCGCGTCTGGCACAGGTGTCTTGTATTATTCTGGATCTGTGTCGCCCCCTATTGGGGTGGTCAACGGTGTCACGCCGCGTCTGACCACTGCCTCGACGATCACTGAGGATTAACAGAAATGGCTTTTATCACGGCTGATCGCGTCCGGGATACGTCAACGTCGACCGGGACCGGAAACTTCACAGTTTCTGGCACGGCTCCGACTGGCTTTCGAACGCTTTCGGCTGTGTTGGCCACCAGCGACACGTTCTATTACGCGATCCAGCACCAAACGCTCAACGAGTGGGAGGTTGGCCTTGGGACGTATTCCAGCGCAAACACCTTTGCCCGGACCACTATCCTGTCCTCGTCAAATGCTGGTTCGATCGTCACATTCAGCGCCGGCACAAAGGACGTGTTTATCACGCTGGCAGCAACCAAGACTGTTCAGGTTAGCTCTGACATCGTGTCCTTGCCAGTAAACTCGACAGTTGGCGGCAGCGCGATTGCTACAGTTGGCGGCAGCACGACGCAAGTCCAGTATAATTCATCAGGCGCGTTGGCCGGGTCACAGTTTCTGACGTTTGCTCCTTCAACTTTGACCCTTAGCGGCAATGGTGGAGTAGTGTTTGCTGCCGCACGCTACTCGTCAGATACGGGTGGTCCAAACTTAAACTTTTCAAAATATCGTGGTGACAACACGACGCCAACGGCTGCGGCCAGTGGTGATGTTATGGGGTCGACAAATTTTCGAGCTTATGGTGGCACAAACATCAGAACGCTTGGGTTTGTGCGCGGTGTAGTTGATACCTACACAAGCGACACGAACATCAGTTCTTTTCTCGCGTTTGGAACATCGCAGGCCGGTGGCACCGCTGCCTTAGAAAAAGCCCGCATTACCAATGATGGGAACCTTTTGATCGGGACGTCAGCAAACGCAGACGGCTCGCGGCTGGTGTTGTCGGCTGGCGGCAATTCGAGAATGTTTAACCTCGTTTCGACGGATGTCGACAGCAATGTCGGGTTCGGTCTAAAGAACGATGCTCGCGAGTGGACAAATGGAATCCGTTGGGATTTAGCCGACGCCTTTGTCATCCGAGACATTACTGGTGGCGTCGATGTTCTGACACTTGCAACCGGCGGGAATGTTGGAATTGGCACGACATCGCCGTCCTCTAAGCTCGACGTTAGTGGCAGCATTCGAGATAGCAAAGGCGAGGTTCGCAGCGTCCCGCAGAACTCGCAGACGACTGCATACGTTTTGGTCGTCGCAGATACCGGCAAGCACATCAGCATCACCACGGGTGGCGTCACAGTCCCGGCGAGCGTGTTCTCTGTTGGCGATGTCGTAACGATCTACAACAACAGCGGCAGCTCGCAGACGATCACACAAGGCGCGTCGGTAACATTGCGAAATGCTGGCACCGCCAGCACGGGCAACCGCACGCTGGCGCAGTATGGCCTCTGCACCGTCTTGTGTGTTGCTTCAAATACTTTTGTCATTAGCGGCCCGGGGCTAACGTAATGGGGTCAGCAAACCTCCTTTTAGGCATCGGCGGAGGTCAGCCGCTAGAACCGTCAACAGCTATCGCTGTCGCCACAAGTTTGACCCCGTTCGTTACTGTATACCCGTGGAGCCCATCGGGGTACGGGACAAAATATGCTGATCCCGGGACTGCTGTCGCCGGCGAGGGGAACGGAGTTGCCTTTTCCCCTTCAGCCAATGCGATAGCTATTGCACACGCGGTCACGCCGAGAATTACCGCTTACCCGTGGTCATCTGGTGGGTTTGGATCAAAGTATGCGAACCCTAGCACAACCATTCCCGGCACAGCCAATGGAGTAACATTTTCTCCGGACGGTACGGCCATTGCTGTTGCCCACACGACAAGTCCATATATCACGGTCTACGTGTGGTCTTCGGGCTTTGGCAGCAAGTATGCAAACCCAGCAACGCTGCCTCCAGCGACCCCCTCCGCTGTGGCGTTTTCGCCCAATGGCTCGGCGATAGCAATGGCGACATCGAACAGCCCAAGACTTGCCGCGTATCCTTGGTCAGCAGGCTTTGGGACGAAATACGCTGACCCGTCAACTTTGCCAACAAACATCGCCCGCGCAGTAGCGTTTTCTCCATCTGGTGGCGCCATTGTGTTCGCTCATTCGACATCGCCGTTTGCAAGTGCTTACCCTTGGTCTGGTTCTGGCTTTGGAACTAAATATGCAGACCCATCCAGTGCGCTTGCTGGAACTGGGTATGGCGTATCATTCTCCCCGTCAGGGCTCGACATCGTAATCTCTCTCGGGGTGACGCCGTTTGTTTCTGCATACACATGGTCTAGCGGATTTGGCACAAAGTACGCAGACCCCAGCACTATTTCTTCGGCGATAGGAACCGGGGTTTCGTTCTCTGCGTCTGGTGCCTCTGTCGCCATATCTCACGAAGCCTCGCCATACGTCTTAGCGTATCCTTGGTCTAGCGGGTTTGGGACTAAATACGCGGACCCCTCAACACTCCCCAGCAGTGCCGCTGGATCTGTAGCATTTAGCCAATAAGGAGATCCGCCGTGATCACTGATGCAGAACACACCAACAATTTAATCGTAAACGCTTTCCATCGTGAGATGGAGGTTTATGGCTACCAAGTTAACATCGACAACTACACGACGATGCTTGCAGGTCTTCCGAATGACGCATGGCCAGAGCCGATCGCGGCTTGGGCCTCGACAGAAATCAGCAATCTTCCATCAGACATGAGCGATGCAGATGTCTCTCTGGTTTCGGATTATCAATACCGAGACAAACTCCGCGCTTTGCTCCGCACGGAGCGTGTTGAGCAGGGCAAGGCTGTCAGAGTTCTGAACGCGTTAAAGTCGCAAATAGGGTCAAACGCGGACGAGGCCATCCTCGCATACAAGTCGTCTCAGTCGTCAGGGGTCTGATGTGAGCATCACCTACACATGGGCGTTTCCACAGTTTGACGTGGCTCCGGCTGAGGACGGACTTTCGGAAGTCGTGCGCGTGATCCACTGGAGACTGCGAGCGGCTGATGGTGCGTTTCAAGCCGAGACATATGGTACAACTGCACTCGGGCCACCAAACCCAAGCGCGTTCATCCCATACGACGAGATCACAGAGAGCTGGGCTATCAGCGCGGTGTCGTCGGATGTAGACGTGCCTGAGCTTGAGTTAAATCTGGCCGGTGAAATAGAGCAGCAGAAAAACCCGTCTGTGGTTCCAATGCGGCCTCCGTTTTAGGAGCAAACAAGTGAGCGATTGGCTTGGCATATCTTCTGCGCCTATCTCGTCCGGGCCAATCTCAGCCGCTGTTGTTCTTCCTGCGGCCGGGTCAGTAGGGTCGGCAGTTGGGACATCGACAGCGTCAGCTGTTGGCCTGTCCACTGTTGCCAGCGTCGGGTCAGCTGCCGGGACATCGACGGCATCCGGCACCGGCACCGAGGTCAGATCCAGCGCAGGGTCTGCGGCTGGTACATCAACGGCCTCTGCTGTTGGGCGATCATTCGGCGCGGGTGTTGGATCTGCGGCCGGCGGGTGCATTGTTCTGGGTGTTGGCCTTGGGCTTTCAACACAGTCGGGCGTTGGATCTGCCTCTGGTTTTGCTATAGTGTTGGGCGTGGGTAAGGTTATTGGTTGGGTGCCTCAACCGAACGACACAACAACGTGGACGGATCAGCCCAGCACCACAGACATCTGGACGCCTCAGTCCAGCACCACGGAGACGTGGGTCGTCCAAGCGGCTTAGGAGATAGGGATGCCCAGCTTTACAACTAACCTCAATCTAACCAAGCCGGATGTTGGGGGCAGCGCGGACACTTGGGGCAGCTTGCTGAACGCGGATCTTGATAGCCTCGATACGGTTTTCAATGCGGCTGGAAACGGGACATCAGTCGGGCTCAATGTTGGCTCGGGCAAGACGCTAACGGTCGCCGGCAACGTGTCGGCCGGTGGCGCAACGATCTCTCCGACAGAGCTGTCGTATCTTGATGGCGTCACGTCAAACATCCAGACGCAGTTCACCGGCAAGGCCAGCACCGGCGCGAACAGCACGATCACCAGCCTGACGGGTCTGACGACTGCGCTCTCGGCACCGCAGGGCGGCACCGGGCAGGCGTCGTACACCACTGGTGACTTCCTTTACGCATCCAGCACCACAGCCCTCTCTAAGCTCGGGATCGGGTCTACGGGGCAAGTTTTGTCTGTCGTCAGCGGCATACCTGCGTGGTCGTCGTCTGTTGCCACCACCAGCGGCGGCACCGGGCTGACCACTTTTACTGCGGCGAACAACGCAATCTATTCGACGTCTGCAACCGCACTGACTGCTGGCACACTCCCGATCTTGGCCGGTGGAACTGGCTCAACAACGACGGCGGGAGCCAGAACAGCGCTCGGGCTAGGAACTGCGGATAATGTCACGTTTAACAAGTTGGACGCGGCAACCGGGTCCGGCAACGGCGTCGAGGTAGGGAATGCTGCGTTTAGAGAGGTCTCAGGAAGCGGGTTTCTTAACTTTACAGCTTCAACATCTATTTTCGGTAACGACACGTCCGTTTCACATTCAGTTAACGCTCAAACTGTTTGGACTAGCACCCCGACGAATTTCACCATCAATAGCTCTATTTTCCCAATCACCACAAACGCATGGGCCGCTCCTTCTGACCAGCGCGTCAAAAAAGACATCGCGGATTACAGCGTTGGCCTTGATGCGATCAAAAGTCTGCGGACGGTTTCGTATAAGTACAATGGCTCACTTGGAACCCCTAACGATGAGACGCCGAGGATCGGGCTTCTCGCGCAAGAAGTAATGCAGACACCTCTGTCTACCATCGTGCGGAACCTTGAGCATACTGATGCACAAAGCGGCGAAGTGACGACGATGTATGGCCTGCAAACAGAGGGCATTATCTTTGCGCTAATCAATGCTGTTAAAGAACTGGATGCCCGCGTGAAGGCTCTTGAGGCTGGAGTTGCGAAATGACGCCGCACCTTGATGAGAGCGTAAAACATATTACTGATGCCGTTTCTGTTGTCACAGTGGTGGGGACGTTGACCGGGATGCTCCCATCTATTGCTGCCATCTTCACGATCATCTGGACCGCCATACGGATCTACGAGACGGACACTGTTCAGCGGTGGCTTGGTAAATAGGGGCGGCCAAATGCGGACGAGCCAATACGGTTATGATCTACTCAAAGAGTTCGAAGGGCTGCGTACCAAAGCCTACAAATGCCCGGCGAACATTTGGACGATCGGCTATGGCCACACGTCGGCTGCAGGTGATCCTGTTGTCGGATCTGATCTTATCATCACCAAGGAACAAGCCGAGCAGATCCTCGATCGGGATCTGAGGAAATACGAAGACGGTGTGAAGAGGCTGGTCCAGATCGGCATCACGCAGGGTCAGTTCGATGCTCTTGTGAGCTTTGCCTACAACGCCGGCGTTCCCGCTTTGGCAAAATCAACCTTGCTGAAGCGGGTCAACGCCGGCCGGTTCGATGAGGTGCCTGCTGAATTTATGAAGTGGACCAAGGGTGGAGGCAGGGAGCTGCCGGGTCTAGTTCGTCGGCGTAGGGCAGAGGTAAAACTGTGGCGCGGCCTCGACACCGATCTGCCGGTATCAAACACGCAATCCCGGTTCCAGCCAGACCGGCCCAAGGCATCCAAGTCGATTGTGCAATCCAAGGAAGCAAACGCTGCTGCAGCTGCCGGCGGCCTCGGCACGATCGCTGTGGCGCAGGAGGTTCTGCCATTGGTTAGGGACGGCAGCGACATCCTGTCGTCGTTAAGCACCACCGCGCTGATCCTTTTAGTCATCATCATTGCGGCAGGGGCTATCTGGTGGTTCCGCAAAAAGCAGCTGGATGAAGAGGCGGCATGATCGGGCTGCTGTTTACCCCGCTCGGGCGCTACGTTTTGATCGGCGGCCTCGCCATCATGGTTCTCGGCGGGGTTTATGTTAAGATCCGGTCGGATGCAGCCGACGAGATTAGAGTGCAGGCGACCTCAGATGCTCTCAAACGTACACAAGACGCGATTTCTGCTGGCGATGCTGCCGCTGTTTCTCCTGACAGGCTGCTTCAGGACGACGGCCATCGGCGGGACTGATAGTGCCTGCACAGTGTGGCGCGACATTTCGTGGTCGTCTAAGGATACGCCGCAGACGATCACCGAGGTGAAGATCAACAACGCGCGCCGCAATGGCTTTTGCGAGGGTAAGTGATGCCGTTTCTACCAATCAAAATCCCGCCCGGCGTCGTCAGACTTGCAACGCCGCTGCAGTCTAAAGGCAGATACTGGGACGCCAACTTGATCAGATGGCGGGCTGGCAAATTGCAGCCGGTCGGCGGTTGGCAGAAGATTGTGGCCACGGCTCTCAGCAGCGTATGCAGAACGGTTTTCTCTTGGACCACGAACATAGGTCTGAAATATGTGGCTTTCGGCTGCCAAAACCATCTTCAGGTTCTAGAGAGCGAAACCCTAACCAACATTACGCCGGCCGGCTATGTTGCGCCTGAGATACTGACGAGCGGCGGCTATGGCGCTAGCACGTATGGGAATTACCTGTACGGATCAAAGACAGGACGGCCGCTCAGTGAGTATTTCATCCCGTCGTTTTCATGGACGATGGATAACTGGGGCGAAGACATCCTTGCCGTGTCATCCAGTGATGGCCGGCTGTTGTATTGGACCTACACGCAGCCTGTCGCGACGGCTGTTGGAGTTTACACCATTACGACTGCTGTCCGTGCGTCCAACGTCGTCACAGTGACCACTACGGCCCCGCACTTCTACTTCACTGGCGACGAGGTGCAGATCTCTGGCAATTCTGTTGCGTCGATGAACGGCAACTTTGTTATAGACAGCATCCCAACGGATAAGACGTTCACGTTTGCCAGTGTTGGAACGGCTGGAACAGGCACCGGCGGGTCGTCGAGGAAGACGGACATCCCGAGGAACAATCGTGCTGTCATTGTGACGCCTGAACGCAATGCAGTTTGCGTTGGGGCAGGCGGAAACCCTCGCCGTGTTGCGTGGTCTGACACGGAAGACTTCACGAACTGGAACTTTGCAGACCCGACGACGACAGCTGGCTATCTGGATCTCGACTCATCCTCGAGCATCACGATGTGCTGTTCTGTGCGTGAAGGAACGCTGATCTGGACTGAGGACGAAGTCTGGCTGATGCGCTACATCGGTCTGCCATATATCTACGCGATCGAGCGCATCGGGTTCTCTTGTGGCCTCATTGCACCTCGCGCGTTTGCAACAGCCGCTGGCCGCTGCATGTGGATGGGCCGCGAGGGTTTCTGGATCTATGACGGCGGTGTTGTGCGGCCGCTGCCGTGCGATGTCTCGTCGTACGTTTTCCAAAACCTCGACCCCGACACCAGCGTCTTGCACACACACGGATCAGATAACAGCTTGTTTAACGAAGTATGGTTCTGGTATCCGTCCACCGGAAGCACGGTTCCAAACAAATATGTGATCTACAACTATGCCGAGCAGTGGTGGTCGATCGGGAGCATGACGAGGACGGCCGCAACGGGTGGCAGCATTTATCGCTACCCAATCGCCACGGATAATAGCAACTTTGTCTACTTCCAAGAAGACGGCTGGACGGCCGCTGGCACGGCTCTCACCGGCCAACGGTTCGCCGAGACAGCTGTCATTGATTTGCAAGGCGGCGCAAACACGATGATGATCAGGCAGGCGATGGCCGACAGTGGGTACAGCTATAACTCGACCTCCTTCACGTTCTTTGCATCGTTCACACCGGACGGCACTGAGACAACGCATGGGCCATATAATCCGCGAGCTGATGGCTACACCGACGTCAGAATAACTGGTCGCGACATCCGCATGAAGGTGGTCTCAACACAGGACGCCGAGTGGTCGATTGGCGAGGTTAGACTGGATCTGACACCGAGAGGCTCGAGATGAAGGCAAACCTCCCGCCGGCACCGCCAGCGTATGATGCTGGGTTTTTCTTGCGGTCGTTTGCCCGAATCGAACAGATTTTCGAGATCTGCGTCACCCGGCAGGCTGCGGTGGATGGCATCCTTTTGCAGGCTCCAGACGGTGGCGTGTGGCGGGTCACTGTCGATAACTCTGGCGCGCTTGTGACGACATCTGTGGCGCTGGGCCAAACGGGAGCGCCGACATATTGATCGAACATGCACACATGATTGCAAGGCTGGAGCAGGCTCTCGAGCATGGCGGCGGCACCTATGCGCTGCATGACATCGTGCAGGGTCTCGAGGACGGCCGGTTTCAGTTTTTCCACAACACCGGCGGCCTTGCTGTTACCGAGATCATCCAGTGTCCACAGAAGCGATACCTCAACATTTTCCTCGCTGCCGGGGAGATGAAGTCTGTGCTAAAGTTGCACAGAAAAGTTGAGGCGTTTGCGCGCAAACACGGCTGCAACTTTATGCAGGCGACGGCCCGAAAAGGCTGGGAAAAGTTCAACGCTGAGTTTGGGTGGAGTTCCACCCACACTGTCTATCAGAGGAATTTATCATGAGCGGTGGCTGTGGAACCCAGACGGTCACGAACAAAACCGAGATCCCGGAGTGGGTGTCGGAGGCCGGGCAGCGCAATCTTGCTGCGGCATACGACGTGTCTGCAAATATGATGGGACCATATACTGGCCAGCGTGTTGCCGGCATGGCTCCGGGGCAGATGGACATTCTCAACTCCATCAGCAGCAATTATGCGATGGCGCAGCCTGCGTTTGCACAGGCGCAGGGTATGGCGGCGGCCCCGGGGCAGGTTCAAGCCGGGCAGCTGTCGCAGACATCGCTCGACCCATATATGAACCCGTACACGCAAAGTGTCGTCAACTCGTCGCTCGACGCGCTCAACTCGCAACGGCAGACCGGCCTCAATCAGGCGGCCGATGCTGCAATCAGAGCGAAGTCGTTTGGCGGATCTCGTCAGGCGATCCAAGAGGCAAACGTCAATTCGGCAGCGCAGCAGCAGGCTGGATCTCTGACGGCCAACTTGATGAACCAGAACTATATGCAGGCCCAGACTGCCGCACAAAACGACATCCAGCGTCAGATGATGGCGCAGCAGTATAATCAGGCCGCCAACCTGCAGGGCGCCAGCACACTCGGCAACCTCGCAAACATGGGGCAGCAGAGCTATCTGACTGGAGCGACTGGTGCCTTGGCGGCACAGGGTCTGGCGCAGCAGCAGCAGCAGAGCGAGCTGGACGCCATGATGAAGCTATATCAGGAGCAGCAGCAGTTTCCCCTGCAGCAGCTGCAGATCCCGCTGCAGGCGCTCGGTGTTACGCCTTACGGGCAACAAAATACGCAGACTGGTCCCGGACCGTCTGGATCTGGCCTGATGACGGGTCTGGGCGCTGCATCGTCTGCAGTGTCGATCCTTGGCACACTGGCGTCGATGTGATGATCGACACAGCCCTCCAGTTCTCGGGCGGCAAGGATAGCCTTGCCTGCCTCTATCTGTATCGACAGAAGTGGGATCAGATGCACGTCGTCTGGGTGGACACGGGCGCTGCGTATCCCGAGATGGTCGAATACATGGAGATGTGGAAGAAGAGGCTCCCGCATTTCGTCCATGTCAGATCTGATCAGCCCGGCAACGTGAAGGAACGCGGCTGGCCGGTGGATGTG